TTTAGATTGTCTAATAACTTTATCACCACTAGCTGTAGTTACATTTAAATTAACTGTAGATTTATTTGCGGTATAAGTAACGGTTCCTGATCCAGTTAAGTCTTCATCAAAGAGATTATTCTTTGACATAACATTTTTAGAATCAAATATAGTAAGTGGATTAGATACTCTTAATCTTCCAAATGCATCATAAGCTGTGGATCCATCTCCACCACCAATAACTGTTGGTTCAACGTTGACATTATTACAACTCATTAGCAACCGTACCTTGTGTTAAACCAAGTAAATCTTTCAACCTCTTGTTTTAGCTCCTCTTGAAATGCAAAGTTTAATTGGTTCTTTAATGTTTCTAGAGATGCAGTAATTTGTCGTTGGTTAGTTACTTCATACTGTTCTTTAGGTTCTGGAATATAAACTGTAATCTTTGCCATTATCTTCTACCATCAGGTTGAAAATCAAACCTAAATAAACCCAATCTCCAGTTTTCATCAGTTGATTCGTTTTCTATTTTTAATGCAGCAAGTCTAGCTCTAGCTCTAGTATCAATTTTTTCTGTTGAAGAATTTATAATAAAAGGGCCTAAAGGTGAAGATGTAGCAGTATTACTCGGATAGTCTCTTAAATCTAAAGTAATTTTAGCATTACCTTGTAATATTTTAAAATCAGGAACTAACCTTCTTATTTTTATAAAAAATTCACCATCACCATTTGCATCTAAATCAAAATCTCCAGATGCTATAAACGCTGGTATTGCTGTTTTGTTACCATTAGCGTCTACTTCATTAACGCCTGTTTCGTGTTCATAATAAATTGAATTACCTTGAGTAGCAGATATTCCGTTTACTGTTGGAAATGTTCCTGCAGAACTATCTATAAATTTTGTAGCGTAAGGTTTATCAAAAACTCCCTTATCAACATAAGAAGATCTAGCTAATGTTCCTGTAACCCAAGTACCTTCTAAGTAATTATAAATAACCATTCTATTAACTAATGTACTACTAGCATCTGGATAAAACCAAATTATTTCATTAAACAAACTATTGTGTGATGCAATTACTTGTTGATTTGCATTATAATTTAAACCAGGATTATTACCGCTTGTTTTAAAAACAAAGTCTTCTACAAGACAATTTAATCTTTTTACTGATCCGTCATAAACAAAAAAGGCACCTTCATCGGACATCCAGTAAACCGTTGTATCTACGAACACCATTGAATTTTGTCCAATCACTCCACAGTTTGATCCAACTTGTCTAACTGAAAAAGTGAAAGGGGGTCCAACAAATTGAACAATATATGCTGAAGTATCAGTTCCAATAAAAGTATAGTCTTTACCTTGGACAGCACCTCTAATTTCACTTCCAGAATCTAATTGAAAAGTTCCTGCAGTGTTCACAGACGTTGGTTGATAATCTGTTCTATCTTCTTGATCTGAAAACCTTATAAACATTTTATCTTGAGTTGCAATATCACCAATTGTAGTTTCAGTACCTAAATGAAATAAGTGTCTATCTCGATCGGATACAATTGTCATAACTGATTTTGTAGGGTTATTTGGTATACTTGTTGCACGAGTTGTTAAAGCTGCTCCAGTAATTGAAATAGGTGACCAGTTAAATGATCTACCATTATGAACAGTGGCTATTAAAATCTGACCGTAAGTATCTAAAGACCACATACCAGGATCAATTAATGTATTGGTGCTTGATCTAGGGGTACCCCATGTTTCGGCTCCCCATGTACTTGCTCCCCATCCAAAACCTCCTGATTGAACTAAAGGACCTATTCGTATGTAAGGTAAAGGATCAAGTGTACCGTCATTCGTGGCCCCTGTTCCTGTTTCCGCTGTGGGCATTTCTATAGTAAAAGTTGTTGTGGTAGGAATTGTTTTTACTTCAAATAAAACATCATCAAAATCTGTTGCAGTATAATCGGTTTGACCTCCTGTAAATGATCCTGCATTTTCAAAAGTAATAATATCTCCAATATCTAAATCATGCGCTGCAGTTGTTGTTATAGTAACGGTTGTGGATCCATTTGTAGTAGTAATGTCAGCTCCGGTTTGTTGGCGGTCTGGATCTATTGGAGTAATATCATAAAATTGACTAGCATAATAAATATATAAACATCTATTAGTTCCTACAGCTGCATATTTTCTACCATCTAAATCATACCATGTTAGTTGGGCTCTCGCTGAACCTATAAGGGTTTCTGTATTTAACTGAACCCAACCACCAATTTTTTCAGGCTGGCCTGTTCTAAATCGTACATTATCTCCATCTACCCAGTTATTTTCATTCTGTGTATCTGTTAATTGTTTGTTAAATCCAGGTCTAAAAGGTATTTTTGTTAAAGCCATAGCCTATTTTACAATAAAATACGTCCATAGTATAGACAGACTTATATTACTTATTTAATATCAAATTCCAAGATAGCGTGTCTATTAATTCATGTATATTAAAATCTTTTTTATTACTAGATTTGATATATTCATGTAACTCCTCTAAATCAAATAAAATCCATTCTTTTTCAGCTTCGAATACCATTTTATCTGCTTTGGACTTAAAGTATCCTATTTTTTCTAATCTATTTTCTATAGGGTTTAAAGGTCTGATATCAAATTTAAAAATTTGATTTCCATTTTTAAGTCTTCCTTCTATATCCCATACTTCATTTTTTCTTTGTTCCTCAGTAGGGTAATTAACATCTGTTAAATAGTTTATAAATGTTTTCATAAACTATACACATTTTATATTTGCAGATACTGATACTCTTGTACAATTTGAAGTATAAGGAAAAACGCAATGTTTTAAAGTTGCAGGAAACATATAAAAATCATTTTGTTTTGGAAATAAAGAATAAGTAGAAGTTATAAATTTACCTTCTTCTCCATAATCAAATCTAATTGCACCAGGGCCAGCTGATCTTCCTTTAAATTTTTTATTTTCTTCAATTAATTTTTTAGGGATGTCTATATAAAGAACACAAGAAAAATCTCCATCATGAGTATGTGGGGGATTGAATTCTCCAGGTTTCATATAGTTTACCCATGCTGATTCACATGTATATTGTTTACATATTTCTCTTCCGTAAAACATTTTTGATTCTTCAAAAAACGCATTAAAATAATCTTTCATTATTAAAGAAAACGATTTTTCATCTATTCTAAATTCTTCTTCAATATGACCTGCTAAATGTTCGTTATGAAATATTTTTTTATTTAATATTTTTTTTACACTTTTAATAGTGTCTTCGCTAACGTTTGTACAAAATAAAAAAGGTCCCCAATATTTAAATGTATAACTTATTTGTTTCATACAAAGAAATTAAAATTAATATTAAATCTAGCTTTTGCGTTAGTTGTACTTGTACTTCTATGTACTTTATGACCTTCAAATAATAAAAGTCTATTTGCTTTTGATTGTATTTTTTTACCGTCTTCTAAAATAGTAAAACCATTACAATCGTTGATATAATATATAGCTGCTCTATGTTCATACGGATAATCTACATGATCTTTATGCTGTTCAATTTTATGTGTTCTTGGATAACAGTTTCCTTTAATTCTAATAATAGCTTTCATTTCTAATTTATTAACAAAAACTTTTACATCATCATAAAAATTACTATTAGGTTGATAACCATTATAAAAAGTATGAGTAAAGTAACAAGTTAAATCTTTTTTATCAGTATGATTATAATTAATTTCTGGTTGATAAAACCAAGGAAAAGCATCATTCGTCATTAAATCATGTAAATATTTATACTGATCTACCTCTAAAAAATTATCTACGATTTGAAACTTATTCATAATTTATATTTAAAACAATTCTATTTTTATTTTTCTTGGGGTGACACCCTGCATGCTTAATTAAACCATCAAATAAAACTAACCTTCCTTTTTTAGGTTCAACTTTTTTTATAATTTTATTGTTTTCGAAAAAGAACGTACATCCATCCGAATCATTTATATAATATAGCATAGTTCTATGAGGAAGAGCATAATCAGTATGAGGAGTATTATACATTTTAGTTTTATCGTATAGATACATAGGTTGATAATTTGATTTTATTCTATGAAGTTTTTTAACTTTTTGTTTTGTTTTATATATAAAATGATTAAATACTTTTTCTATTTCTTTAAATAAATTTGATTTTACAACTCCATCAGCTATGTAAGTATGTACAAACTGAGTATATTCATAACAATGTTTGTCTTTAATTTTTTTATGGTATTCTTCTTGAGCAGTTCCAAATCCTTTAGAACATAAATACCAAGGAAAATATTCATGCAAATGCATGTCTAATACTTCATCTTTTTGTTTTTTAGTAAGTAAGTTATCAAATACTTCAATCATTTTTATATCTTGTTGAAAGACCTAACATAGGTCTATTATCATATTTAATAAAGTCTTTATTTGAAATATCATTATAATGTAAAAAAACTTGACTACACGTTTTACCAGTAAAAGGTTCTCTCCAATGCTCAAGATCACATCCTCTATAAATTAACATATCTCCAGGATTTAAATTTATTTCAATACCTTTATTATTTGTCTTTCCTGTTGGATCTAAATATATAGGCCAGTTATCTCCTCCCAAATTTAAGGTCGTAGATATCTCACAGCTTCTTCTATCTTTATGTCTTTTTAATTCATTATTTTCTATATATATTCTTGCATACGAATAATTTTCAATTAATTTCAAACCTGTATTTTTTTCAGTTAAAGGTTTTAATTGAACTAATAAATTTTCAAAAGCAATGTCTCCGTAATGAGAATAAGAACCAGGTACTTGTTTATCTGTAAAATTTCCATAAGAATTATCAAAAGGAGATAGTTCATTTCTTTCATTTAAAAAATTACATAATTGTTTTTTTAACAAAAAATAACTATTTAAAAAATTAGCTAAATCTTTACTAATTACGTTTTTAACTACCGTATATCCATTTTTTTTAAACATTATCTAAAAGGTTCTCCATTTATCCAAATAACTAAACTATATCGTGTTCCTTTTGTAACAGGTTTTACTCTATGATAAACAAAAGAAGGAAATACTACGATTGATCCCTGCCTGTCTAATTCTTTAACAATTTCTGTATTAGAGCTTTTATTTTCTAAATTTCTATAATCAAATTCAAATTCTCCTCCTTCATATTCAGAGGGATCGTTTAATAAAACCGTACATGATAATTTTCTAATTTTACCATGTAAGTAACCTTTTTCTTGAGGCCATGGTACTTTTTCTGCATCTACATGCCAGTCATAATGTTGATTCTTATTATAAATTGTAAATTGAGCTTCTTCAAAAAGAGAATGTTCAAAATTCCAACCCGCGTTGTAATTAGCTGCGTTAATAAAAGGGGCTATTTCTTTATATATCCAATTTTCATTTAACCAAACTACATTAGAATTTCTAGTTTTTTTTAAATCTAGCTTTTCTTTTTTAGTTAATTTTTTATTAGCATATTTACCTGTTACGGCAGTTTTTGCTTTTTTAGATTTAGCAAATTTAATTATTTCATTACAAAGTGATTTAGGTAAACCATTTTGAAAATACCAAAAATTATAGAATAAGTTCATATCTTTAAAAAAGATATATCAACTTTTAAAAACTATGCAATAGGTACTAAAACAGAATTTACGTTATCCCAGTAATGAGTTGCATCGGCTTCTTCACCATAAGGCGTAAACCAATAAGAATTTGCAGTGCTCCATTGCCAAGTATAGAAATTACCTTCTATCATATTACTAGGCCTAGGAGATGGAGGCTCCCATCTACAAGTTGTTTCGTTTAAAATCCAATCAGTAAAAGGTTGGTCTTGAATAAATGCATCTCTTTGAGGATCATAAATTGAACCAATAATAGGTCTATTTTTTCTAAAACCTCCTGGCTCTAATGCACCTTCTTTCCAAGATACTCCACCCTCCTCATGAGTTTGATGTTCTTCACACCATGCTTCTGCATATACATGTCCTGGTGATGGTCTAATACTATCAGAGCAGTCAATGATGTTAACTACTTTGTTATTGATATCCAAATCTGCCATTATAATTATTGCCATTATTGAAACTTATATCTGATGATACATACACCAGATCCTCCTCCAGGGTTAGGGGTTCCATCAGCCTGACCTCCGCCACCGCCACCAGTGTTTGCTGTTCCAGCTTGACCTGTTCCAGGATACGTTGATGCGTTTCCGCCGCCACCTAATCCGCCAGTTCCAGCAGGGCGAGCAAATGCTCCACCACCGCCACCACCTCCTC